AAGACGGCTGACGTGATCCATCGGTGACGGGAGTGCAGAGCATCGGGATACCAAGTTTTTGCAACGCGCCAAAGTTACCTTGATAGGCTTTACCCAAAGCGGTTGTGACAGTCTCCAATGGTTTACCAGTGGCTGCGGAAGCATCCATAGCCAACTTCAACAAATCTTGCGCTTTGGTGGTATCACCAGTCATGGTTGCAAGTTTCGCCATAGCCGGGCGCAAATCATCATCGGCCACACCAAACTGGCGCGACATGGCACCGATAGCCTTCTCGACCGAAGCAACCTGCGCGTCGGTTGCATTGGTGTTGTTTTTCAAAGCGTTCGACAACAGATCGGCCGAAATCTTGTCTTCTTGCGCAGCCTTAGCCGCGTCGCCCAAACCCTTGACTATGGCAACAAAAGAAATGGCACCAATGTATTTCTTAATGTTTGATGAAACATTCTTAGTTGCTTTCTCGAAACCCGAAAGATTATCTTGCGCAGACTTGATGCCATCCTGCAAACCCTTAGCGTTTGCAATGAATTTGAAATCTAGTGTTGCCATGATTACCTTTCGCGGTTTCGTTCCCGAATGGCTTCAACAAATGCCAGGTATTCTTCGAGCGACAACGATCGATAATCACCAGGCGACATGTTAGTTGCCAAACAAAAATTTGCTAGTCTGCGCGCTTGTTCCCTTCTGATGCTTTTTTTTCTTCATCGTCGCCCCCGAACATTTCGGCGGCTTCTTCCATAGAAAGTTTGCCAGCGTCTTCAAAAGTGAATGAAGGGTTTGTGCGTTTCATCATTACAAAAATGATGGCTTTGAATGCTCGGCCGCGTGGTGCGCCGTCAGCCATGATTGCGTCAATGCCGCGCCCGGTCAACTGTTCGATTTGTTCCACTTCGTCTAGCGTCATGGTGTTGAAGTCGATTTGTGCCATTACTTGGTTTCTCCTAAGCCGTATTTGTCGATTAGTTGTTGCAGGCCACGATCGTAGTCTGCTATGAGTTTACGATAGTCGCGCTTCAATGCTGTCATAAAGAACGCTTTTGGTCGAATGTTCTTCTGCACAAAGTTGTTTTTGTCTTCGAACCATCCCCAGTGAATCGGGTTAGCGTATGGCACGCGAGCATTGCCGGCACGCACCATTGCATAATTGACAGTCTTGGAAGCACGCAAAGACTTTTGCAAACTGCCGCCAGATTTGTAGACATAAAACTTCTTTTTGCCTTCGCCGCGTGAACCACGATACACCGGAACATTCGGGCTAGCCGTCGCCAAAATGGTCTGCGCTGCGTGCAGGTTCAGATTCTGGATTTCGGCCTTATCTGCGCCGAAGGCCTGCAATGCCTTGATGGTCTTTTGCAGGCCTTCGACCTTGATAGAGCCGCTTTCGACGGCCATGCTACTAACTGGTTTTCTTGGTGAGACCGAAGAAAATTGGTGGAGTAGCGGATGGAGTGTGAACACCAGGCTTCACAGTCAAGTCAACCTTGAAGGTGGAAATCTCGCCCGACGACAACGACAGTGGTGGCAACTGGTCGAAGATCGCGGTTCCTTCATAGATTGGCTGCGAAGTGGTCGCAGTGCTGTTGCCGTATGGTGCAACCTTGAATGCAACTTCGGTGCCGTAGTTGGTGAACAGCAACTGGTAAAGTGAACCGCTGTCGCCCGAAGTGATACCTTCAAGGGATAGTGTCCACTGCTGGCCAGTTTGCACTTCACAGAAGGTGCGAACATCGCCCGGTGCGTCACCGATTGATAGTTCGACCATAGTTGCATCGCACGAATACTCGGTCGAGCCGATGGTCAACTTGATGTTCGTGGCTTTGATTCTGGTTGATGCTGGCATTTTTTTAGTCTCTCTTTCTTAGAGTTCAATCGCTAGATCGGTGGTGATTGTTGCGCTTAGGTATTGTGCATTGTTGACATCTAATGCGTATGGCTGCGAGACACCCTTCATGGTGGCGTATCCAGGTAACGCGTTAAGAACATCTTCAATTAGTTGGTCTAAATCTTCGGTGGCCATTTCGTTGTCTGCGGTCGATGCGACGCACAACAATTCGAGACCTAGAAGGTAACCAGTGCCAACAGTTGCATTAGTCATGTATGGTGAACCAGATCGGATGATTACCACTGGCGGAGTAACGCGACCGGGAATGTATGGAACAACATCCAGGCCTGCGTTAGTCAAGTCGAGTGCAAGTTCGGCTTTGCTAGCGGTAATTTCTGACATTAGACACCATAACCAATGTATGGCAGTAGCAGTGGTGTGACAGCCGCCATCGGGTCACGCCCGACGCGCACTGCCATACCACTACCATCTGCAAATTGGCTAACACCCATAGGCGCGCTGCGACGATGAAAGATTTCAGAAGCGGCAACCAGAACGGCTTGCTTCTCCACTTCGGCTGGCACATCTTCCGATGAACCAATAAGCCGAGTGACTAGCGCTTGGCCAGCATCTAAGCAATCTTCGGGGAATGCCGAATCATCCTTAGTGCCAACATAGGCTTTGAATTCTTCCAGCGTTACAGACATAATCAGAACCTATTAGTCGATTACATCCAGTTTGACAACTGCGCCTTCGCGAACAACGGCAACGGCCATGTAGCCGTAAACCGAAACGCTGTCGGTTAGCGTGGTGATGTCGCCGTCGGTCAGTCGAACAGGTGCGCCTGCGGATTCCATCGAGATAACAGCAGCGCTGTTAGCCAGGTAAGCGGTTCCCGAAGCCAACTGTGGATCGACGATGATTGGCAGACCGAAAATCTGACCCGAGAGACCAGCGACATTGGCGGCACCAATGTTGTTGTTGCCCGAACCATTTAGCAGGCTGACCGGGCGACCATCAGAAGCGCCAACACCAACAATTGCGATGTAAGCGTCTGGTGCGGCCAGAATGAATTCTGGTCGAAGTCCGGTTGCTTGGAAAATGTAAGAAGCACCCTGCGCTACACCAGTGGCGAGCGAAGAAGCGCTGCCGCCGTCGGCTGCGAAAGTCTTGCCAGTGAAGTTAAGGTCAGCAAGTGCGGCAACGACGCGTGCGTTGGTTGCGTTTGCGTATGCGATCGACAGGCCTTCGAACACTGCGTTTAGAGTGTTAATCTGGCTGCGCTCGACATACTGACGGCTGAATGACGACCATCCGCCGAGAGTGACAACATCGGCCGAAGCAATGTCGAACGACAGGTTGCCGTAAGCCAGTGCATCGTTCTCTGGCGACTGTGCGTCGACTGCGAGAGTGTTGGTGTCAATCTTGGTGTATTCGACAGTTAGACCAGTCGATGGTAGTGCTGCACGCTGGAACGCACCGAGAGTTGGTCGGTTGTTCTGAATCAGAGTGTCAATGTAGCCATACCATGCTGGCATGAGTGCTGCGTCGGCCGAAGTCGAAGCGGTGCGAGCCAGTTCGATTGCTTCTGCGTCACCCTTGACGAGTGCCTTAGCAAATTCGGCCTGACTGCGGAATGATGCGCCAACAACTGGTGCTGGCTGGTGAATGTTCTGGCCGGCTTCAACAATGCGGCGAATCTCCGCCACTTCGTCTTGAACGGCACGAACATCGAGTTCAATGTTTTCCATTGATGTCTCGCTTTCTGTGTTTTGTGATGGAGTTTCCGCAACGATTTGTTCTTCGCGGATTTCGGTAATCGCTGCGCCTGCAAATGCTGGCCAGGGGACTACTGAAACTTCTTTTAGGTCGACCAGTTCGCGAATGATGGTGTCACCTTCGCGTCGTGATTCGACAGGCATAAAACCAACGCTGAATCGGTTTAGCACGCCGTCTTTTAGTGCCAGGTAAACTTCTTCGGCACGCTGAATGCCACGCGTTAGTTTGGCTGTGATTTCAAAACCTGCGTCGGTCTCTCGACCTTCAACAATTTTGCCGATAGGCACATCGTCGTGCTGGTGGCCGTAAAACAACTTCACGCCTTCTACGCTGTCGATAGCGCCCGGCTGAAAGCGTTCTTTGTAACTGCCGATGTCAGCGGTCTCGCCGTATGGCACTGCCAAACCAGTAATGGTGCCATCTTCGGCATTGTCAAGGCGCACTTCAAATGCGCGCATTTCTAGATCAGCCATTCAAGCCTTCTTTCATTCTTACTTCGTCGATGGTCATAAAGCCTGCGGCGATCGCGGTTTGCCACATTGCAAAGCGGTTGGCCGGGTCTGCCCTGAATAGGTCTTCGAATGCAAATGCGGTTCGGGTGCCGCGTGGCAGACATGCGCTCAATGCGTCACTAATGGTGTCCAGGTAATTCATCAAAGTTGTGCGATAGAAGATTTGCATCTCATCGACCATGTTGGTGTATGTGTCGCTGGTGCCATCGACACCAGTAAGAAGCATTCGCGCTGGAATACCGAACAAGCGAGCGACTTGCTGAACGGCCTGCGACTGAACATCGGTGAACAATGCGTCGCGCGGTGACAATGCAACGGCTTGGTATTCGAAGCCTGAACCTAGCACTGCAATCTGTCGATTCTGTTGCTTATTGTGCCAGACTGCGGTCATGGCTTCGGCATCTTCTTTGCTAATGTTTAGCGAAGTTTTTAGCACACCAGTTGGCACACCAGCCGAACCGAACCAGGTGGCGGCAAAGTCTCGCAGATCAAGAATTGCGGCAACATCGCGCGCAGCCGATTGCACTGGCGAAAGACCGCGAAGCACACCCGGTCTGCTAAACAGTTTCAAGTGCTGAATGCGATCTTCGCCATAGGTTTCGCCCATGTAGTCAAACACTTTACGGCCAGTCAAACCATTCACGCCATCAAGTCGAATGCCGACAGCGTTCGGTGGCAGAATAGTTAGGTTATTGGTTCCGCCACGCGAATCGGGAGTTTTCAGCCAGAACGCATTGCCATCGAGCGCTAGCGATACAACAGTCTGAAACAAGAAGTCGCGGCGTGTATCTTCTAGGCTTGGATTGTTCACTAGAACCGGGTTCGGAATCTTTACTTCCATGTCGGTCGCGTAGCGGAACGATTCAAGGCGCAGGCCAGCCACAGAAGTGCCGAGCAAACTTACTGCGCGATATACGGCCGACAAAGTTAGTGCGCTGTCTGCGGTTACTAGCGTGGCCGCGCGTGAAGGTATGGTTGGCTGTGCGGCGCGCGTTTCAGTGCGCCCGGTCAGTCTCTGCCATAGGGATGCCATACCGACACAATAGCACAATGTAACGATTTGATAACAGCGTTAGTTATACTATGCGCTGTTTCGGCGTGTCGTGGTATCGTCTTATTGCTTCGGTCTTACAAGCGAGACCAGACTTGACGAATCAGCCGAAGCCTTGTGAAATGGTCGCTTGTGGAGATAGTCACGAAATGCCACACATCGGGTTAGTGAAACACAACCATTTTTCGATGGTATGCCCATGTGTGGCATTTCTTTATCTAAAAAATTTGCACACCAACTGGCTTTGATACGCTGGCCACATACAGCGCCCAGATCGTCGCAAGCAACGCATCCACATCGCCAAGTGAATCGGCTCGACTGATTAGCCAAGATTCGCCATGATAGCGCGGAATCGCCAAACTATTTTGCAACACCAGCACCGGGTCATTGTTATGCTTCACGCGCCCATTAGCAAACATGGCATAGACAGTCATGCAGGCAGTCGTTATCTCTTTCGACCACAACGGCCAAATAGGTAAGCCCTGCGCTTTCAATCGACGAATCAGTGAATGGTTCCAGCGATCATCAATCGCAATGGCTTGCACATTATGACGCTTATACAAATCGAGAATAATTTCAGCCAGTTGTTCTTCGGTTGGCTGCACTAACGATGCGACCAATTCGGTTTCGTAGATTTCACCATTGCGACGCGCAGCGCTAATTGTAGCGTGACTGAAATTTCGTGCGGAATCTAGACCAATGACGATGCCATCCATAGCGGTCAAGCCATCGCCTGCCGCTTCGATGAAAAGATTGCCAGGCAACCATGCTTCGCTCGAACCCGCAATGAATTGGTTCAGCGTATAGCGACGCACTTCATGTTCTGGTTGTGTCGCAATGTCAGACAACACCCGGTCGATAGGGATACGGCCACAAGCCACAGCCGGGTTCGCTTGCTCGATTGCAGACACATCGTTTACTGGTGCGTTTTCTGGTGCTTCCCAAATGAAAGCACCAAAGCGTTCCAGCATTGGATCGCCAGCGATGGCACGCTCGGCAGACTTATACAATTCGATTAGCGTTTCGCTGTTCTGGTCTCCGGCCGTCGTAATCATAATGACCTGCGCGTTATCGACAGCGCTAGTGCCTTTGGTGGCTGCTGTCCAAATGCCCTTTTTCGCCAAGTGGCCTTCATCCAACAGCACGCGCACAAATGGCAAGCCTTGAAGTGCGGCTTCTTTCGCCGGGTTCGCAGTGTATTTGCCAGTGCCATCAATCTTGCCAATGCCACGCGTTTCAGTCGTTCGCTTGAATCGCTTCTTCAACCAGGTATTGTTGTCAATAACATGTTTCACGCGCTGGTAAATGATGTTCGCTTGCTCGCGGCTCGACGCAATACTGGCCACATCGCCACGCCTGAATGTCAAGGCTTCCAAAGCGAGACCGCCGCCAACGACCGATTTGCCGTTTTGCCTGCCCATTGAAATCACGCATTGTCTCCAACGCAATTCGCCAGGATACTTCGGATGGTCGGCCGGATAGCGTTCTAGCACGCGCCGAAACAAATCCTTCTGCCATTCATCCAGTTCGATAGGTTGGTCAGTTTCCGGTGTAACCCATGCGAGCGACATCAATTCGATAAGGCGGTCGCCATCCGTTTCGTAATCTTCCGATAACGGCGGCGTGAACCGAGTCGGCAACATGCTATCGGTTTAGCATTTCGCGCAACGGGTCAAATTCGACTTCGACTGGCTTCAAGGTTTCGCGCAGATCGTTGAAAGTGCGGCGCATTGCTTCGCTGGTGGCGGTCAATCGCTTTTCGTCGTAGTCGCGTGCCAGGTTCACCAGCATAAAAGCAAAGACAGCCTGCTCGTCGTCAAGTTCAAAAGCCTGCAACCAGGCCTTGATGATTTCTTCCATCGGTTTGTCTCCTAATCGTTCGGTTTCGAATGACCTTTGCGGCCATCCCCCGAATAATCATACCCGTTTGTGCGAAAGGGCAG